ATAAAAGGTCTTCAATGTTATGAATGATTTTATCAATTCTATACTTAGATGCTTTAAGATAATTAGAGCCAGTTGGGTCTACAGATGCCTGAGCAGAAGGATCAATAAGTACAGTTGAACTTAAATCTGATGTGTCTAATACACCTTCAAACTTAAGCACTGTTCTTGCTGCGCCATCTTCCAGTATTTGTATACTCGTTGAATTAGCCATTATTATCCCCTATTATCGTGAAAGTTCTTGAGCTACTAAAACAAAGTCTGTAGTTAATGTATCAGTTGCTGTAGGAGTAATTTGGAACACTGGGCTTAATAAAGCATTAGTTAATGTAGTAGATGAAGATCCAATAGTAGGAGCAGTAACACGGGCTACGTTAACATTGTTAGCAAACACTTTAATATCTGTACCATCAAAGTATAAACCTAAATCAACCCATGTAGCTGCTGCAGCTGTTGCTACACCAGTTACTAAAGTTGTAGCTGTAGAACCTACTGTTGATACTAAGTTAATTGATGTTGAAGCTGCTGCTTTAGAAAACCATAAACCGTCAGTAGCTGCTGAACCATTTTGTAAACCTACATAAAATGATACGTTACCTGCTACTGCAGATACTTGAACTCTTGTTGAATACCATGCTCTGTTACCAGCTTGGAATTGGAAGAATGTACCGTTCTTGTAAGCAGATGAAGCTGTTGTAGTAGAACCTGGTGTTAATACAGCTGCACCACCAACTACTGAGTTAGATAATGCAAATGTTGATGATGAACCAGTTACAGAATAGTCTGTACCGATAAGTGTGTTAAAATCGTTAGTGTAAACTGAGCTACCTAAGTTTTGTGTACTTCCAGTGTGAAACGGATCTGGAAATGGGAATGAGTAAAGTGTCTCGCCAGAATAAGCTGTAGATACTCCACTTAGAAATCTTGATGGTGCTGACATATAATTCTCCTTTGACGTTGCTTAGCAACGCTTAATTAAAAGCGTCATTAGAGCGTTAATAAATTTAGTTCTTAAATCCCTTTTTAGGGACAGTTGTATCAGGGCGTTTGCCCTTTTCTCTTTCGTGTTCAAAACCCATTTGAGTCTCCTAATAAGAGCTGGGGAGGGACTTTATCCCCTCCCACCACTCAGTGACGTCCCGATTAAGGACCGTTAACACCCCAGATTGCTCTAGGATCTGACCAGCCGAAGCTGTAACGTTCGTAACCTTTTGCCTTAGCATTCATAGTATCGAAGTCATTGTCTTGGTCAAATTGCATACCAACACGTTCATAGTACTTCATACCTGTTTTGCCAGGGATTGTGTTACGGATAAACCAAGCATTTGGTGATGTTAAGTAATGATTAACTTTGAAACCACCTGGTAAATAGTTACCAGATTTGATCACGTTAATGTCATTGTTAGCATTACCAGTTTGGTATGATGAATGTAAAATGCGTTGTGCATTGAACACTTGTTGACGTGGGATAATCAATGTTTTAGGCATGATATTGATTAAGAGACCACGGTCGTTTTGTAGACCCATGATTGCAATGATAGCATCTTCTAAAGCTGCTTCAGACAAGTCAACATCAACTGTTGGACGGTTAGCCCATGTACCACCTGATGTATTTGGGTGTGCTGTATTAGCTAATGATACTGCATCGCCACCAGCGTATGTATTGCTGAATGCTCTGTTGTATACGTTAGCTGCAACGTTTTCTTTCGTTTGACGGAAAGACATTGCTAAAGCTGCTGCACGTTTACGTGACACTTGCTCATATAAGTTATCATCTAACTCTTCTTTAGTTACGATGTAACCAAGAGCGTATGCAATGTGTGTGTAACGTGTTGTGAAGCCTTGTACTTCTGAATCGTACTGAACGCCAGCACCTTCAGACTTAACTGGAGCTAAACCAAAGCCAGTAAGTTGTACATCTTCTTCATAGTTTTGTGATGAAGTTTCTGAATCGAAAAGATCAGTATATTCTACTGCATGCTCATCGTAAACTTGACCCCACCATTGTTTGATCCCAGGCCATAGGGCTTTAGGATGTGATGCTGTGGTAATTAAACCCGCCATGTTATTTCTCCTTTAATTATTAAACGCCAGTACGGCCAGTTGCTTGACCGATGTAAGCATGAACGTTCCAACGAACTACGAGTTCACAATAAGCACCTAACGCATTATCAGGACGTGCATTAATACCCACGATTTGTAATGGTAAGCTGTTTGTTGTTGCTGGACCAGTAGCTACTGTGTTAGAATATGGAGCACCATTTCCTAAAGTAGTTTGGTTAGCTGTGATTGTTACGTTAACGTTATTGTTTAAGTTAGATGCAGCCCAAACAGTTGAATCACCTTGTACAGTGAAATAAGTCATTGGATCTGTAACAACATATAGATAATGTGCACCTGCGTTTAATGGAAGGTAAGTTTTCTCTAATGAGAGTGAGTTACCAACTAATGAAGTACCAGGATCAGCAACACGAATACCAACGATTACACCTACTGGTAAACTGTTAGCTGCTACTGTACCTGACCATTTTGTTACGTATGGTGTGCCTAAAGCGTCACCACCTGCTGCTGCCATAACGATATCACCGATAGCATAAGTGTTTGAAGCATCACTCGCAACCGCGAATAATGTAGCACCTTGTGACCATGGTGAACCGTCAGTGTTTTGTACTGGGCTTAGGCCCTTAGGACGATTGATGTTCGCCATTTAAAACTCCTTTGGTTGTTAATTTAAGTTTTATAATTGATGCCTTCACGAGGAGCATAGAAGCCCTCTGCTGAAGTACCATCCTTAGTATTCTTACCTTTACGGATAGCTTCATCAATTAAGTTGTTTTTAGATTGTAGTACTGCTTGGTCTTCTTCAAACCACTCTTGCTTAATCTTCATCAAGTAGCAATATAAAGGACCACCATCGGCAGTTCTTCCTACAAGCCATCTTACCTTATCTCCAAGATCTGTGTTACGAGATACTACGTTCTCTTTAACACCACCTACTTCCTCAGGAGTAACAAACTCATAACCGCCATCTAGGGCATCTGCAATCCTACCGTTTTCATCGTTGAAACCATGAAGGTGATAACCCTCAATGGTGTAGTTTACAGATAGTTTTCCTTGCGTACCGTTAAAGACGTTTCTTTTACGTTCTTGCGAGGGTCTTTCAGAATTGTTACGAACTTGCTTCTCTAATGCTTTCTCTTTCTTTTCTTCTATTGTTGTTGCTGTTGGCATATCTTTCTCCTTATTCCCAGTCGTAATTATCTACATACTCTTGTTTAGTTTTGAATAAACCTTGTTTAACAAACTTGTCACAAGCCGCTTTTGCTTCAGGTGGTAAATTGTCATAAGACTTCTTACCACTACTTCCACCCGCTCTTACATTCCCAGTTGAATCAACTGCACTTCCCCTAGCTTTTTTCAAAGCTGTTTTAGTAGGAAAGTATTCTGCAATACGTTCATCCAACTTATCTAGGAACGCACGACCAGAAAGGTGAGGGAATTGTTTTCTAACAGTTGCACCCAATCCGTTTGACACATCTGTCATTTCCATATCTTGACCAAACCAGGAATTTCTACCTAGCCAATCTTGAATATCTGGATCCGTTTGGACTTGAGGAGCTACTTGTTGTGGAGGTGGAGCTTTCGCTTCTTCCTTCGCTTCTCGTTGTGCATCTTTCAATTCGTCTAAACGATCATCTAATTGTACAACTAGATCACCGTTACCCTCTGCAATGGCTTCTTTTTTCTGGGTCTTTAATGAAGCTATTTCTGTTTGGAGTTCAGCTTGTTTACGTTCATAAGCTTCCTTTTGAAACTTCTTGAACTCTTCAACTGATGCTTTAATATCATCAATTTCTTTAGCCTTCTCATCTAACTTCTTCATTAAGAGTTCATTGTTCTTACGTAAAATAGGATTGATTTCCTTACCACGTTTAACAAAAGTATCAGCATCTACCCATTCAGTTTCTGATCCTCTAAACTCTTCCTTAGGTACCCACCCAAAGATCCTTGCTTCCTTCTCAACAGCTTCATTCACCTGCTGGTCGGGGGCTTCTTGCGTTTGTACTTCTTGTTCGTCGCTCATGTTTAATCTTTCTCGTGTGTTGCCACAACGTCTAAATCGTTAATCACTCGATACTCTTTACCATCTTTAGTCTCTTCACCTTTATAGATAAGTCCTGAGTATTTACCAAAGGTAATGAAGTCTCCAACCTTACACCATGGATCTTTTTGATCCGCATAAGCTGTTGTACCCATCGCTACCACTGTACCACGGATTTGAGCTAACTGCTCTCTATCCTTTTGTTGACCCACAGATATGATAATACCACTTTCGGATACTTCTTCTACTTCCTCAGGTAATACTAACAACCTATGTCCTACTGGGTTAATCCCACTAGTATTTGTTGTCATCTCTTGCTCCTTGAACTAAATCTTCATAACTAACATTGTTAATTTGAAGAATTGCGTTACATCTACCTCTAACCTCGTCTTGATCTTCGCGGGGGATCCCTCCTCTGCAAAGCTCTTCTTTCATAAACTCTCTATCGTTGTTGAGGGCCTTGAAGAACGCTTTGGTTACCGGGTTGGCTATCCATTCCTGGTACTCCTGCTCCGTCACTACTATTGCCATCTGCTTCTCCCATAGTTTCTTTCATTAACTCAAGAGAACGTAAGA